GGCGAACTTGGCCTCATTGAATGCTGGTACGACGGCACCTATTGCCGCTTTGAAGACACCCGCGAAAAACCTGATTTCTCCCCTTGACGCCGCCGCCGCCGCCTGTCTTAATGAGCGCGATGAGCAACCAAATTGACGATGGAGGGCCGGCGTTTCCTGGGCTGTACGCTCGGTCTGACGAAGACGGAAGGAGCGGCATGTCCCTGCGCGACTGGTTTGCGGGGCAGGCGCTGGCTGCGGTGTTGGAAAGCACTGGTTGCGGTGATTTGCAATGTTACTACGACCATACCGCTGGCTCTAAGGGCGATAACGACATTCCTTCTCCAAAAGCAGTTGCCACGTATTGCTACGAGCTTTCCGACGCGATGCTCTCCGCGAGAAAGGAGAAGCCATGATCGGCAAAGAATTCTCCGCCCGTTTCGCCTTTGACGAGATGGTGGCGCGTAAGGTGGACCCGGAGGAGCGTTGCCAGATTATCGGCGTCATCATCTACGCTGATGCTTCGTTTCGCTACATCATCATGGGCGCTCGGGAATCTGACCCAATGTACGCTCTGGAAAGCGAGCTTATCCGGTGGTCTGAGAGATTTGAATTCATGGAAGACGCTGGCGACGAGAATCTGGAGAACAACTGACCATGCCTGACAATGTTCAAACAACTATTTCGGAGCGTAGCAAGATTTACGGAGAACCCCACCATTCTCATCGCAATATTGGTCTTGCTTGGACTGGCCTTATCCAACAGCACTATTCGCTTCAGTTGCCGCATCCACTCCCAGCCTGGCTCGTTGAGCAAATGATGGCAGCGTTCAAGATTCATCGCTCAGCGCGAGTGTTTCATGCCGACAACTACGTGGACGCGGCCGCTTATCTTCGCTTTGCCGAGCATGGCCAAGAGCATCCCATGGAGCCTTTCAACAATGACTAACGAGGAAATCAACGCGGAAATCTGTAGGCTTGTTCCGATTGTGGAAAATGACTTTTGCAACGACAACAACGCCGTGATTCAGGCCGAGCGCGTTGCTTGGTCTCAGGACTGGAACCTGCGCGACCACTATGAGCCCACTCTATTCAAGCTGTTCGGAGTGAGGCTGCTTGACGCTGACCCGAAGGAACGCGCCGAGGCTTTGCTGGAAACAATCAAGCGATTTGGAAACAAATGACCCGCACTCCCGCCATCGTGAAGCGCATGCGCGACTATCTGAAGCAGGCGCCGGACGGCCAGATCGTGAATTCGATTGAACTGGCATCGATACTTGGCACCAGCGCCCACTATCTGCGCGAGTGGAGCAGCCATCCTGAGCTTGCGCCTTTCAAGACGCGGGCGGCCACAGGCAATTTCTGGGGGAATGAGAAGACAATCAGAGAATGGAGCGGCAAATGAAGCACATCCGATTCAAGCGCCTGTGCCTGTTTGCCTGCCACGATCCTTGGAACTGGGCGTCCATTTCGTCGGAAGTGGATTACCAAAGTTGGGTGGCGAGTGTGTCGATTTTTGGGGGAGAGGTCGGGTTTGAATACGCCCACAAGGGCCGCAGTATTGTCAGAAAAATGCCTAGTTTTTACCACTACATCTCCAAATGAACAAAGCCCAAATCTGCCGCGAGTATCTGACCAAGTACCCGGATCATTCGCAGCGCACCATTGTGGACATCATAATGAAAGAGCACCCAAGCCTGTTTGGAAGCTACGAGGGAGCCCGATGGCACGTCAGGGCTTGCCGCAAAGGCAACAATCTGAAGAAGCGCATGACCACCGTGAAGCACAAGCCTCTTGCCAAGCCGCCGCCTGCGTTGCCGCCGTTGCCAGAGAGCAAGGTGAAGGCATGGGAGCCTTTTGATCTGGAGCAGAAGCGCATCCTGGTACTGTCGGACGTGCATGTGCCCTATCACGACAAGACTGCTCTAGTCACTGCCCTGGAATATGGCGACAAATGGCAGCCGGACTGCATCTTGCTGCTCGGCGACATCATCGACTTTTACAGCATCAGCCGCTTTGACACCAACCCGGAGGAGCGGGACTTGGCCGGCGAGATTTGCGGCCTGCGCGAGTTTCTGGCGCATCTTGGCGCCCGCTTCCCGAAGGCTCGGCTTGTTTACAAGCTGGGCAATCACGACGAACGCTGGTGGACCTATCTTTGGCGCAAGGCTCCTGAGCTTGTGGGGCTCAATTTCACGCGGTTTTCGCAAGTGGTGGAGGCGGAGAAACATGGCGTGGAACTGGTAGATGAACAGCGGCTCATCCGCATCGGCAGGCTCTGGGCTCTCCACGGGCATGAATGGCGCATGGGGGCTAATAGTCCGGTGAATCCTGCTCGCACAGCATTCCTCAAGGGCCTGGAATGCTCCATCTCTGGCCACCTTCACAAGACCAGCGAGCACTCAGAGACGTCGTTGAACGACTCTCTGATCACTACTTGGTCCCTCGGCTGCCTCTGCGAGCTTCATCCTGCCTACGCTCGCCTGAACAAGTGGAATCATGGCTTTTGCACCGTGGAGCAAGACGACAAGAGCGGGTTCTCTGTGGCGAATCTGCGAATCAGGCATGGGAGGGTGTTGTGACATGCATTACTACAACGAGTTTGACCAGCGCACAGCCGCCTGGTTGCGCCAGCTTATTGCCGAAGGCCACTTGCCAGATGGAGTTGTGGACGAGCGCAGCATCTGCGACGTGCAGCCAGCCGACCTCAAAGGATTCGTCCAGTGCCACTTCTTCGCCGGCATCGGAGGCTGGCCACTCGCCCTCAAGCTCGCCGGATGGCCCGAGGATCGACCCGTGTGGACAGGCTCTTGCCCTTGCCAGCCATTCAGCGCAGCCGGGAAGCGCCTCGGCACAGCAGACGAGCGCCACTTGTGGCCAGTCTTTCACCGCCTTATCTCCGAGTGCCGACCTCCAATCGCGTTTGGAGAGCAGGTTGCGAGCAAGGATGGACGCATTTGGCTCTCCGGTGTACGCGCTGACCTGGAAGCGGTGGGATATGCCGTTGGGGCCTCTGATTTGTGCGCGGCGGGCATCGGGGCACCGCACATCCGACAACGAATTTGGTGGGGATCTGTCAGGATGGCCGACTCCATGCGCTGCGGACAACAGGGACAGGGGCTCATGGGACGACCCAGCGATTCAGAGGCGAAAGGAGATAGGCAAGAGCATCGAGCTTTCAATGCTGGTTGGAGTGGCGGGTTGGTCAACTCCAGACACTTGCGCTGGCGGGACTGGCCCAAGCCAGCAGCAACGCAACTCAATGCGCTTGCAAGACATGGCTCAACAACTTGCGGGTTGGGCAACACCTCAAGCGAGGGATCACAAGGATCAGGCGTCACCGGAAGTTCTCAACAAGATATCCCAAGACCCTCAGGCATCTATCTCGGTTCCAAGACAAGCGAACCTAGCGGGTTGGCCGAGTCCCAAAGCATCGGACAGCAAAGGCAACACATACGAGGCGACGGAGAACAGGCGAACGGAGCTACGCAAGACAGTGCATCTTGCGGACGGCCCAGCCCGCCTCACGGCTTCTGGAGAGATGCTGACTGGCTCCACTGCCGGGATGGAAAGTGGAGGCCAGTTGAACCCGGCACATTCCCGCTGGCTCATGGGATACCCGCCAGAGTGGTGCGCCTGCGCGGTTACGGCAACGCCATCGTCCCGCAAGTCGCGGCGGAATTCATCCAAGCCTTCAACGAATGCCTGACGCCATGAAAGACTATCCCGACAACCTTCCTCCTCTTCAGCCTTGGAACGAGGAGAAGCACGCGATGATGAATAGGATTAAGCAACTTGAGTGGAAGATAGAATACTTGCAACGCGCTGGAGACAACCTGGCAAAGAAAATAAAGAAGGATTACCCTGATAACTGGGTGATACACGTTGTTGATATATGGAACAGCGCAAAGGAGAACTAATCGACCTCCGCGACCTTCCCCATGAACACTTCCTCAGAACCACGCCCATCTCGGTTGTCCGACCAGGATATCGACTCCGTGGCGATGGCCTTAAACCTAAACCTTGCGCCCACTGGAAAATCGGGCGCTTCTGCTACAACGACCTTGAGCCATTCTGGGGAGAACTCGGCGAGTTCCTTGTGGATCTTGGCAAGGAAGAAAATGCCCAAGGCGCTTGAAATTTTCGCCTATTCCGCAGGCTCCGTGCTTGCGTTCCTCCTGTTCGCCTTCATTCTTGGGGGAGCCTTCGGAGCCTTCTTCACCGGTTGCAGACTTCTATCGTTCAAGCCATGAACTTCTCTCTCCCAGCCCCACTTTGGTCTCTCCACAAGCGCCTCATCGACGATGCCGGGCGCATAAACGAACTGCCGGCCGGACGATGGGGCGACTATTGGCTCACGCAAGCCATCACGCATTCGCGCTACGCCCACGTCTATGGCGAGCCTGATTTGTACTACGGGTACAACAACGGATGGCACGCCGCCTCCATGCCCTTCGTCGGCGCATACAGGCGCGAAATCGACAACTCATGGGTGGTGGACAAGCTGCCGCCGATTGGCTCGCTGGTCTGGCAAATCAAGGGCGACCTGTTGGTGTGCAGGACGAGCAAGATTGCCGCATATCATCCAGGAATGATCCAAGCAGAGCTTGAACCGGCGGGCCCATACGCTGGCATTCCTATTGGTGGCGACAGCGGATCCGTGTGTTACGTGGAAGTGGCTGGCAAATGGAAAGTGCTCGGTATCGTCAACTCTCTCGGCACCTGTCACGCGCCGTTTTGGACTGGCGCACTTCCCATTCCGGGCGGACAAGTAATCCCAATGCGCGACGGAGGATATCCAACCTCTGGCGCCATTTCCCAATCCGACCACTACTTTGGACAGCAAACAATCATCCCATATCCCATGAGACTATTCCTCGACAAGCCTCCCACCTCGCTCCGCGTTGTCGGTCGATTCACTGAAGGCGACGACGGGACGGACAATGTGGTGTTGGATGTGGTATGTTCTGCTGAACCGCAGTATATAGAAGTTGAAGGAGCAAATGGCGACAAATGGGTA